GCGTGAATGTAAGGCCACACTTGCCAGCTTCTGCTCTGACAGTCTCAATAACTTCTTCAAGACTGGCATAGTTTGATTTGAAGAATGGATTTTTTGCAGTCTTCTTAGCTGCTGCTCCAGTGTTGTGAAACTGAATGAGTGCTTTGGTTATGTTCTTTAGTTCCATCTTAGTTCTCCTTGACTGTGATGCGTAATGATCCGCGCTTATCGCGTTTGATGGCTAGAAGATCACAGTATACTTCTCGCTCATCGTCACCAACCATAGCCTTGAGGTCAGACTTGGCTGACTCAAATAGCTTTGCTGATTTCTCTTGTTCGATGTAGTCATGGCATCGGCTGATAAATTCGTTGTCGGCTGATGCATCTCGTTTGACTAGGCCATCGACCTTAATCTTATCTATAGATACAGGTGGCACTTCGTTGTCACCGAAAGGGCGAGTGTCCTCAGTGACATGCCTCCAGAACTCGGTGATGTGTACCTTCATCTTGTTGATGTAATCCCAATCTTTCTGTACATATACAGCAGCCCACTTGCGGTTGCCAAAGATAACAGATAGATAGCAGCCCTTGGCTTGGTGTAGCCACATGTAGAACTGCATCTGTGGCATGTACATACTCAAACAGTTTTCCATATTGTTTGTTTCGTATGTATGCTTGCACTCAATAATCTCGTCAGTAAATTTTCTGTCCATCATAATGTGACCATCGACTTGACCCTTGAGAGGCACACCTTCCCAGTTCATCTCTGCTGTAAGTCCATTACCTTCACCTTTGTGCATGACATGCTGCACTGTCTCAGTGTCGGTGAACATCTGTTTATCAAACCAACGCTTGTTAAAGTGTTCAGTCTCTGAGCCTAACTGTACTGCTAAATTATTTGAGAGATCATCAGGCTCTGCCTTGCCTGTCTTCTCTTCCCACAAGGCAATCCAATCGCCTCGCATGATGCGGTTCATATCTGAGCCGCCTAGAAATCCTAGTCTGTTCATAGTAGTTCTCCTTTTGATTTATTATACTGCAACTATGCAGTTAGATCAAGCTTCTTTCTTAATCATTTCAATAAGTTTATCCATCAAATGATAGTGTTGTTTTTCGGCTGGTCGATACCAATTTTTTTCAAAGTCTGGATTTTCGTATGGGTTATCCATTTCCATTATGTGATTGGTTTCTTTTATTTCATTCAAGATACCAATTAGCTGGTCGCATAAATGACTATCCATGATTAATCTCCTAGTGCAATTTTCTTTTGTTGTAGTGATGAAAGCATTAGCTCTCTACGTCTTAGTCTCCACTTGATATGCTTGTGAAACTCTGAGTATGCGGGCCAGAAAGTAGTAGTCTCAGACACCTGCTTGATTGCATACTTAACGATGTCGGCTGGATAAGCTGACAGTTCGTTAGCTATAGCTTGTATCCGCATTGCATGATCGTCCGATGACTCACCTGCTGGCTTCACCACCAGCGCAGCCAGCAGGGTGAGGTCATCGACTAACATTTCTTTTGGCATTGGAACCATGGCTTGCATAACTGTAGCTATACATTTGTTAATAGCATCAAGAGATGTTGATTCTATTCTGTAGCCACTAACAATAATATCTACGCCATCATCCTTGAAGCTACTGCGACTAATCTCTACTACCTTGCAGCCTGTTGTGCATTCTAGCGAAGTGAGAAGCAGCTTGTCTACCTTGGCTGGATTGTTTACTTGCAGCATTCGATCCAGACCTGCTTGCGTTTGCTCTCCACTCAATGTGATTTGAACACCAGTATCTGTAGGCTCTGTCGAAGGACGCAAACTTTTTGCCTGTTGCTTGATGGTAGTTAACGAACTTATCTGCTTGAGTGACATGATCTATGTTCTCCTTGTGCTTGGCATCAATAGATTTGCAAAGGTCATTACTTGGGAACCAGTCATCTGGAACCTGACCCTTTTGTTTCTTTGGTTCTTTATTGGTTATTGATAGGTTAGTGTTGCTGTCTGCAACAGGGGTGTTGCTGTCTGCAATAGGTTTGTTGCAGTGTGCAACATCCTTTGGGAATATTATATATCGTGTTGACTTGCCTGTGTGTCCACGATCTCTAGTTAGATAGCCGTGATCTTCCAGCCAGTGCAGCTTGCGCGTTACTGTAGCTACAGACATAGCAGTACGTTGTGATAGTCGGCTAAGACTAGGCCAGCATAGGTGCTTGTCTTCATCTGCATGATCTGCAAGCACAACCATTAACCATTTAGCATAGCAGTCAGGTATCTCTGACTTGATTGCCCTCGCCATTAGTAAGAATGCCATTGTAGTTCTCCTGCAATAATGGTGCTATCTTTTCTTCAAAGACATCACCATCAAAGATGATAAGTGTTTTAGGTTTTCCTTCTCTGCGTTTGTAAAACAATACGTCTCTAACTACAGTAAAAGGATTAGGGAAGTTTGATTTATTTCTGTATTTTACTTCGACTACCAGCGTGGCTTCTTTGATTCTCCATAAGATGTCGCCTGTATACTCGCCTCCCAACGCTCCACTGAGAGGTTGCCTCTTTGCCTTGAAGCCAAGTTTCTGTAGCCATTTGACGAATGATCTTTCGTGGTAGTCTCCTTTTGCGCGACTTTTGCTTGCCATGTTTCTGCCTCGTAACAATCAATACAGATTGTATAATAGGTTGGTGGTTTTTCTGTAGCTAGTATACATACAAACCAAGGGGTTTTATTTCCACAAGCATCGCATGGATATGATGCACCTACTTTATCGTAGAGTCTTTTTTTTATAGACTTTGATCGTAAGGCCAAGTGCATCTAACCAACACGCGAATAAAAATCCAGATGGTACTCGCTTGTGCTGCTCCCATTTATGTATTAAAGATTCAGCGCATCCAATTTTGTAAGCTAAATGTTTTTGAGTCAGCTTTTGTTTTGTCCTATGAGTGACAAGCTGACTGATAACATCCTGATATGTATCAGTAACTTCAGTATCTACTTTGTAGTGCTGAAAGTTTTTCAATGGCTTCGCTTACTTTATTAGCTGTATCGTAGCGCAAATCTTTACCCATTCTTGCACGATAAAATGTAGAGTCAGGCACCCCAGCACAAGCAAAGGCATCCTTTAATTTGATTTGTAAGTGCGCTGACTTATCTACTAATTGTTCCATGTATGTAATCATGCAAACAATATGCTTGCAAGATTGCACCTATGTCAATGGTGTTATCGTCCAAAGTCCTGTGTTTCTTTTTCATATTCTCCTAATGAAGAGTAACCACCTACAATTAATGTAGGCAAAGGATTGTAAGTACCCACTTCTTCAACGGTTACATCATCAGCGAAAGCGTTGGCAGGTAGATTTTCGTTGATCCCCTGCCAAGCTTTCTTCTCCTTTTCTAGTTTAAGATTATGATGATACCACATAGAAGCTAAAGGTCTGTCTGATTCACGTCGGTACTTTGATTTACTCATTGTCTTCTTCCTTATAAAAATCTTTACCCCACATTACAAACTGACCTCTACCAGACTTACCTTTTCTTTTGCGGTGGTCACTAATTACTAAACCTTTTTCTTTTAAGGCTGCGAATCTAGCTGTAACTGTGCTGTATCTAAGATGGTCTAGCCTATCCAATACATCATCCATGATGCAGCCATCCTCAGTAAATGTACAGATAGTGTAATAGACTTTTTTCTCCATGCGATTAACATCAAGTGCATCAGCAGCATCATGGCTGGTGCTTGGATCACCGCTACGAGCTAACTTAAATGCTGGTGTGTCGAATAGATCATCGGCTATTTGTTTACCTCTTTCGATAACATTCATTGTAGTTCTCCTATGAATTTGCCTGTATCTATAACAGGGGTTTTAGAATCTTGTTCATTTGTAATGATAATTTTTCCACTTGCAGTTTCAAAATCAGTCATCATATCTAACGCAGTTTCAACAGCGTCACCTTCATCTTCAGCATACACAACCTTGTAAACTGTGTATTGCGTCATCCATTTTAGATCGTCACTCTTGCAATGAGTGCAACAATCGACTTCAGAAAACATCTGATTGTTGCATTCCTTGCATTCTAAATATTCTTCGACAGTGCGTCTGCCTCTTATATCAGTACGGAATATCATCGTTTAGTGGCTCCATAGGATGAGCTTCTTCCCAAGCAGCAGTTGCTCTTGAAACGAACTTATCCTTATTGAATCGTGGGTTTGTATCTGCAAGGCGTTCAGCCATTTCTTGTATGGCAGAAGGCCAAGGTAGCAGTGGTGCTACCTTGTCTGCGAGATACTCAAAGTGTCTCTGTTGCATTAGTGACATTGTTATACCTCCCTTAATGTTGGACGATAGGATGAGTCTTCGTTTGAGTCACGATGAAGCACCTCTTCGTATGTGTTGACGACTCTGTTTATATTCCAAACAGCTTGCTGTATTCCGTACAGAAACTGAGAGTCATCTTCTTTTGCTCGTTCAAGCAGAGATTCCAAGTTGCGTTGGATGTCTCTAGCTTGTGTGATAAATGCCATTTCCATGTTAGTTCTCCTTGTTGTTAAGCTGCTACATGCCAGCTAGTTAGTTTGAATATCTTGGCTAACTGATTCTCGCGTAGTCGTTGCGTGTTAGCTGGTGAGTTAGACTCGTCTGTGTGACTAGCCCAGTAAGTGCAAGCATTATACAATGCCCACTTGTTACCACCTAGCTTGGCTTTATCTGAATACCAATAGCCCATTAGTCGTTCAAGCTGACGCTCATTCCATTTGAATGTGCTTGTCTTGTTGGGTGTGCGGCAAATGGCATGCTTGAAGAATCGTTCAGCCATATCATTATCTACGTTAGTTGACATCCAAGATTTGTATACATCTTTTGTATTTAGAAATGCCTCAAGGCCAGCTTGTATCTTGGCTGCGCTACCTTCTACATTGACATTGGTTGTATGCTTTGCCCATGTATTAGCTACAGTGTCAGCATCCCAGCAACCATTTTCACACCACAAACGACAGCCAAATGCTTGCTGTTGGAATGCCCAGCTACTATCGTATGAGTTGAAAAATTGTACTCTGAATTTAATATAGTCACCTACTGATGGCTCGACTGTTAGATCATCAAAGTCAATGATGCCGCGCAGCTTTGCGCCATTGTCAAAGACTTCAATCTTTGTGTCGTAATCTTTAGATATATCTGCTTGTTTAACAGCATCCATAACTGAGTTGACTACATCATCATGCTTGATTGCTTTGTACTTAGAACCATGCACACCAAGCACATCATTAGTATCAGTGCGTACAATGCAACGAGCCATTGACTCTGGTACATTGTGTAAGTTTGGGTCATTGTCTTTGATAGCTGCCAAGTTCCAAGTCTCTACTGGGAATGACCAGCAATCTTCTACTAGGTTGTTACCTATAACTGTTACTCCATCCATAATTAGTTCTCCTTTAGAATCTTGAGTTACGATAGTGGAAGACAAGGCCCAGCCATTTAATGGTGAACCCACGATCAGTACCGAAATAGCGTGGTACTAAATAGAATTTTCTGTATGTTGTGATACGCATGTTAGTTCTCCTTACTGCATACTTGCAGTATACATTAGGTGTATCAGATTGCAACACCTAATCATCAGATAGATTGCAAACGTGAGGCCACCATATAATGAATAGACCTGCGGCGCATAATAAGAACGCCCAACAAGGTGTGTAATCTCTTTGAATGTTATCGAATCCTGCTAGTATTAATAAAAATCCTAGCGTTGAAATTAAAACAATATCAATTGTAGATTTCATAATTAAAATCTCCTTGTGGATTTGCCAGCGCAGCCACAGCTTTATATCTTCAGCCCCCCTCGCGGGGGCGGGGTGCGTGGGCTGTCTTTGTGCAATGTGTTGAGCATAAAAAAAGGCCCCGCTGCCGAAGCAGCGAGGCTAGTTGGGAGAGATTATGAAGCTTGTGATGAGGCATCTTTCTTAGCTTGGTAAGCTGCTTCAAGTGCATCCATGACCTTGACATCAGGCTCGTTCTTAGCATGTGTCTCAGGGAATAGCTGTTGGGAAGCCTCTTGATAGTATTTCTTGAGCAGTCCGTTGGCCTCAATCTGTGACTGCTGCCATGCAATGTCCCGATTGCGTTGCAGTATAGCATCGTTATCAAGCACTACACCATGTTCTTTGTGTTCGATGTAGTCATTCAAGTTCTGATCCTCAAGCTCTTGAATCTTAGAGAGCTTGTTGTTTGTGTTCCAATCAATATCCTTGATAGCCTTATTGACGAAATACTGTAATGTTGAGTTTTGTGTACGATCAGAAAGTGTGAAGACACGATTGAGGTCTTGTGCGAAACCGTTTTTGTTTGATTGCTTAGTCATCTTAGTTCTCCTTTGTGATACCGATACCATTATCGGGTTACGCCCCATCCAGATCGCGGCTGGGATAGAAAAGCAAGGGCGAGGCAAAGCCGAGTTCATACCACCCTTTCTTTTCTAGCCCAGTTGTGATGTGGATAATGGGGCTTCCCGATAAGGGTGTCGGTATCTAGCAAACAAAGGAGGACTGTAGATGACTAGCAATCAATCTACAAAAGCGAGTGTAGCGCGAGGCATCAAGCGTGGCTTCACACTTGCTGATCCTTTGTGGGCGTGCAGTGTTTCCGTGAAAATACCCCCGTGTCCTGCGCGTGTTTCACTGCCCGATGTAACGTCCGTCAGCATGATGCGATTAGCAAATCGCATTGTGCTGTCGCAACGGCCATCTAGGGCGTGAATAAGCCACGCGCATTGCT